CATCTGCTGCAATCGCAGTCGGAGCATCGTCGCTAGCAGTGTATGTCAGTGGCTTCCAAAGTGTTGCTCTATATTGATTACCTGCTTCGTTGTAATAGTTAGCAGTTGGTGTGTCACCTGCATCAGTAAAGCCAATATCACCTAGTATACCGTCTTGGTCAACTAGTACAATATCGCCACCTAACTTATGAGAAATCACTACACGATTTTGCGAATCAACACTTGCTACAACATTTACAAAACCTGCATCGTTGAATGCTTTGGCAATAGTATCTGCATCTGCTGCTGCACCAATTGCTGTAATACTTACAGTTGCAGCACTTGTTAAATCAGCATCGCCTTTGAGTGTTTCTTGTACAAACACTTCGTAAGATCCAGCAGCTACTGAACTTGATGTTACTTTAGCACTGGTTATATTTGTTGCACCTGTGGTTGCACGTCTAAATATTTTAAAGTCAACTTTTGGTAAACTGGCGTTTGCTGCTGTCAATGCTGCATCAGTGTTTGACTGCACATAAAGATCGCCTTGTACCAATCCTGCGCCGCCGCCTGTTTTGTCTAAATCAAAAATAGCATTTTGATTATTGCTAGCAATAGGAGCATCTGATGTTACCCAAGTTTCTGTACTTGAACTCCACGAACTTACTCTCCAACGTGCGCCTGCATTTGGCTCTGTTGTTTTTAACCAAACACTGCCTGTTGGTCTTGGCTTTGTATCTGTGCTTTTAAAGCCAGGAACGCTTGTATGCTTGCTGATTTGAGTAACTGGTGCATAGTAAGTATTGTCTGCAATACCAATAGTGTCTAGAGGTGTTCCTGTACCATCTGTTAGTGTAATCTCGTCGTGTAAATCGCCATTTGTGTAAAAACTCAAAATGCCGTCTACAATGTTTGTGTAAATTCCACTAGCGTTTGCTGCACTGTTAATGTCAGATGACAAATCAGCTAGTGTTGTTGCTGATGTAGTAACAGTGATATTTGTACTGCCGTCTAGCTCGATTACAAAGTCTTTGGATCCAGCTGCTAGAGTTGAAACACCATTTGACGACACCATTGGCCAACTTAGTTTCCATTCTTCACTACCAACCTGTACCCAATCGCCTGCTGTTACGCCAGCTGATGTGTTTCCTGATGATTTGTACCACAGTCTAATAACATTACTGACTGCTGTGATTGCATATTCTCCGATAGCACCTACACTACCTTTTGGAGTGAATGGAGCACTTCCACTTGTTTGTGTCACATCAGTGATAACAGTAGGAGTTTGTGAAGTAAATGTTTGGCCACCTGTTGTGCTGATTGCTGCACTGTTCCAATCAAACAGTCCCCAGCTAGTACTTTGTGTATCTAACCAGTATGTTCCGTTAGTTGGATTATCTGCTGTTGCTGTGTCGCTGGCATTTAGAGCAGCTAAATCAATATCAGCTCTTACTACAAATGCTCGGTTGCTCACACCCAAGTATGAGTAAGCTGCTTGTAGACCATATTCGTTCTGCTCGCCGCCGTGTATTGGATTGTTGTTTGCATCTGTGTAGAATGTTGGATCACCGAATGTTTCTACAAGATCACGCTGCGAAGTCAACAAATACACTTTGTTAGCATTAGCTGCTAATGTTCCTGGTGCAATGCCTGTGCCTGCGCCGTTTGTTTTATTCTCTGCTGTTGCTACAAAAATTATAGGGGTAGTGCCTGGTTCAGCTGGTGTATAGAAACTTTCGTCTATAACTGAAACCTGTACGCCCGGTGATGTTAATGCCATTTTTAATTCTCCTGTGGATCATATGCTATTAGTATTATTTAGCTAATCTCTGGAGAAAACGGGGTTTTTGACTATAATATTAGCAGTTAACTTAGATTTTTAATCAACTGATCTATATTAAACTCAAGTTCTTCTAACGTACCGTTGTTGTCAATGGTATAATCAGACATCCATTGTTCTAGGCTCATACTATTTTTAGATTCAGGAGGAAGATAATCTGAACGGTCTACCCAAATCGCATAGTCAAACACGCCGGTGTTTTTCATAGCATGAAACTCACGCTTGTTACGCAATCCACAATAGATATCGTAGACTGAAAACATTTCTCTTCCTAAACGTGACGCATCAGGAACATTATAATCGCAGATAGCATCATACCATTCTGTTCTGTGATTATGCCTGTCAGCATAACATTGTTCTTCATTAGAGTATCCATATTTGTCCTTTAACTGATCGTAGATAAACAACTTGGAGCAAAACTGACTACTGCTCTCAAAACTATAATCATACTTATCACGTAGTATTTCGCAGACAGTGTCTTTGCCGTGTCTACCATGGCCTATTACTAATAACTTCTTTTTCATAAATGCATTATAGCATAATAATCAATAGTTGTCAACCTATTAAGAAACCGTATCCAGTTCCGCCGGCAGCAGCCATATCTAGATCTTTTTCTAGTTTTTCCATTTCTTGTTGTGCTTCGGCTTTGAGACTATCGCCATTTAGTGTTGTGCCGCCACCTGGTCCAACAATGGTACTAAACTTTGAACGTGCTTCACCTAGCATGTACTTACAGTTTGCCAAAGTATAGTCTTTGATCCATTGATTGGTTTTATAATCATTCAGTAGTTCAAAGTCTGGACGATAGTTATAGCAATATAACATTATTTCTTCGCTGGCTCTAGGTCGCTGTAGTATGGTTAGTTTTTTATTTGAAGTGTTCCAGATGAACTCCATAAAGCTGCCAAACATTCTACCTACTAGTTCTTGTTGTTGTGCAAACATATCGTATGTAGCAAGACCACCTATGCCACTGCCTGCCAACAGGTATGTGTTGGTGTAAGCAAGATTAAATGGTTCAAACAAACTGCCGCCATCTGCGCTGCCGCCAAGTCTACTGCCTACACTACGTCTAAAAACTTTTCTTACTTCAATGATTTCACTAGGTAATGTATATTCGTTAACATCTTGTTCTATTGCCAATACAACATAACTCTCTTCTACTGAGTTTTCGCTACGTTGTCTATATTTGCTAAAAGCTTTGCTTAAAGCAGTTTCATAATGAATAGGATCAAGTTCTACATCTACCATGCCTCCACCTAAGAAGGTGTTTACATAATCATAAATCTCTTGGAATCTAGTTGTATTGTCAGCCATTGTTGTTCTCCATATGTATTTATGCTAAATATACATATGCCAAGATTGAGTTTATACAGACCAGAAAAAAGCAGTGATTATGACTTTATGGACAAAGTAATCTTTGAACAATTCACTGTGGGAGGAACGGACGTTTTGATACACAAGTATCTTGGTCCTAAAACCACAGATGAAAATAGAGCAACTGCAGAACAGCCAGTTTATGATGCTGTTAAAGAAACAAATATACAAGACTTATTGTTTTTAGAAAATAGAGATAGAAAATATGACGCCGATATATATTCGTTGCGTGGACATTACAACCTACAAGACAATGATTTTAATCTCAGTCAGTTTGGTTTGTTTCTCAGCAATGATACAATTTTTCTAACCATACACATAAACTCAAGTGTTAAAACAATAGGTAGAAAAATAATGAGCGGCGATGTTTTAGAACTTCCGCATATGAAAGACGAGTATGCAGAAAACGACTTTAATGTTGCTCTCAAACGTTTTTATGTAGTTGAAGAAGTTACTAGGTCATCGGAAGGATTTTCACAAACTTGGTATCCACATTTGTATAGATTAAAGTGTAAACAGATTATGGATTCGCAGGAATACAAAGATATTTTGGATTTACCAGCCGAAGAAGGTAGTGCCAACACACTAAGAGATGTGTTGAGTACATACAACAAAGAAATGGAAATCAATGAAGCTGTTATTGCTCAAGCAGAAGATTATGCCAAGCAAAGTGGCTATGAAACTGCTCAGTTTTTTACAGTAAGTGTATTAGACAACGGAGAAGTTGCTATCATAAGTGCAGATTACAACACATTATTAGCAGACGGAACAATCACTGCTGATACAGTATTTTCGTCACCAGGCGATACAGGTTATAAAGGTTATCTAGTTGGTGACGGATTTCCTCCCAACGGTGCACTATATGGCGTAGGTTCTGGATTTCCGTCAGGAGCTGCTGAGGGCGAATACTTTTTAAGAATAGATTTATTCCCAAATAGATTGTTTAGATTTGATGGCAACAACTGGAAAAAAGTTGAAGATGCTGTACGTCAGACATTGACCAACAGTCCGGATAGACAAACACTGAAGGGAACATTTATCAACAACGATACAGTTAACACTATTGCTGGCGAGGATGTGTCTGAAAGACAAGCACTGAGCAAGGCTTTAAAAGTTAAGGCAGACAACTAATGCAATATTTTTATGACGGTCAGATAAGAAGATACCTAACACAAATTGTAAGAGCGTTTAGTAACTTCTCTTATCAAGACGGCGATGGCGATATTCGACAAGTGCCAGTGATGTACGGAGACATTTCAAGACAGGTTGCTAGTACCATTCGTGATAACTCAGAAAATAAAATACCAAGTGCTCCACGCATGGGTGTGTATATTACTGGACTACAAATGGACAGAGCACGTTTGAGTGACAGTAGTTTTGTAAGTAAAATAAATCTTAGAGAGCGTGCATACGATACTGCCACTGGCGACTACGGAACAGAACAATCAAAAGGTTATACTGTAGAAAGATTACATCCAACACCTTATACACTGAGTGTTAACATTGATGTTTGGAGTACTAGCACTGATCAAAAACTACAAATACTTGAGCAAATCTTTATGCTTTTTAATCCTGACTTAGAGTTTCAAACCACAGACAACTACATAGACTGGACAAGTTTAAGTGTATTACAGTTGGAAAACATTAACTTTAGTAGTAGAACTATTCCAACAGGCACAGAGTCAGAAATTGATGTTGCTACACTTGGATTCATTGCTCCAATATATGTTTCGCCTCCTGTTAAAGTTAAGAAGCTAGGAGTTATTACTGATATTATTACCAGTGTGTTTAATCAAGAAAACGGTTCGATTAGCCTTGATGGATTTATTCCATCCAATGACGGAAAAACATGGAGTACAAACGGTGTTACTGTATTACCTGACGGAACAGTAGTAGACGAATCAGGTGCTACTTTAAGCGTCAACAGCGGCAGCGGAAGGCTGGATTTAGCCAACCCGATTGTAACCAGTTACAGAAACTTTGACATTACAGTTCAAGGTGGAATAGCCAAGTTGGTTATTAATAAAAAACTACGTGTGGGCGAAATCAACTGGTTAAATGTATTAGAAGCAGAAGCACCAGCAAAATATCAAAACGGTATAAGTCAAATAAGATTGTACAGAGCTGAACTAGGAACACCTATTATCGGAACGTTTTCTATCGACAATGACAAGTTCGAAATGTCTATAGATTTTGATGTTGATACATTGCCTAGTGACACTATCATCAATGGCCCTGTTAGACAAAATGGTTCAATAGACTATGTGATAAATCCAACTAGATGGAACCCAACTGATTTTAAAACACCAGGAGTTAGGGCTGTATTAACTGGTCCTATTGGTGCAAAAGTAGAACGCAAGTTTACTCAAACAGAAAAAACAACTAGAATTGATACAGAGGTAGAATACAACACTGTATACAGTCATCAAGTTTTTGTTGACGGTACTCCTGTAGCAACAACTTCAAGAAACATCGACGACACTTATGTAATAGACTTTTCTGAAGCACAAGATATTGACAGCAAAATAAGATACGAACTATATCTAAACGAAGACGGTGCTGATGCATGGAAAAACACAGACAACACAGACTTTACTGCTGATGCAAATGACATTGTAGAATGGGACGGCAACAAATGGCACATTGTTTTTGATGCCAGCGAAAACACTGATGTTACATATGTTACAAACTTAAATACCAATCAGCAGTTGTATTGGAACAACTATTATTGGCAAGCTAGCATCGACGGTTACTATCCAAGAGGAACTTGGGATCTACAGTTGTAATAATAACTATTTGTATGAACAAGATAATATGCAGTGGGGCATTATTTTATAGCCTTGATACAAAACGTTTTTTATTATTACACAGAGCCAAGGGTAAAAAAGGCAATCTTTGGGGACTAGTTGGCGGAACCAACGAAGGAACAGAAACTCCGTGGGAAGGTTTGCGTAGAGAAATAGACGAAGAAATAGGTCCAAAAGATCTTAAAAAAACAATCCCACTCGAAACATTTATCAGCAACGATGACAGATTTTTATTTCACACGTACTTGTGTGTTGTTGATAATGAGTTTATACCTACACTAAATGATGAACACAACGGTTATGCCTGGGTAAGTTTTGGAAACTGGCCCAAGCCCTTGCATCACGGTTTACATAATACTTTAAAAAGCAAAGTAAACACAGACAAACTAAAAACTGTTATTCATCTAGTTGATCTAATGATTGAGTAAACTGTTCATACAACCAGTTGAAGTCGTTGATCTTTTTGAGAGAATCCGCATCATCTTTGTATGTCTCGCCATACAGCTTGCCAGCAACGGCACCAGCAATGGCATATTTTCCAAACGGTTTATCTGAGCCTTTGGTACACCAAGCATCTAGTCTAAACTGTGTTTCTTCGTCAACTTGTCTATCAATACTGCGACTTGCTAGTTTAGCACACTCTCTAAATCCACTGCGCCATGCACTGTATTCGTCTGTGTTAAATGCTGTTTTGTTGCTCATTTCAGGTATTGCTTTGAAGTTTTTACTAATACTTGTAGTCATATCAGCACTGTTAACATCAACGTTTCTTGTTAGTTCAGTTGGCAGTAGTTTTACACCACCGTAGCCATAAACCAAACTATTAACAGGATTGTAGCTTCGCCATACATAGACTGTGCTTCTTCCGTCAATGTCGTATTGTGC